TTAACGCAAGGCATTGTTTGACACAGGCTTTACGTATCCACAAATCACCCAACTAATAGAAGAAGAAACAAAAAAACGACATTTGGTTTTTGAATGTGAGATTTTTGAAAATAGTGAAACATAGAAAGAGAGGTACACAATGGCAAAACAAGGTTTAAGTACATTTAAACACGCATTATTTAATGAGGCTTTAGGTACATACGGAAGTCCTCAAACTACATCAGGAGCAATCGAAGTAAAGCCAACAATCAACTACAATGATGCACCACTTTATTCAGACGATAGATTGAAACATAAAAATCAATCGTTTAAAGATGGCAAATTAGATTTAACAATCGATTACTCGGACAAGTCAATCCTTGCTCCATTAATGGGTAAATCATCATCAGCAGTAAGTTTTTCAAACGGTGGAACTACTGTTAACTCAACAAAATATGTATCTAATATGTCGGATATTCCAAAGGCAGTTGGATTTGCATATATTGTAAATGATTTTGACGTAAATAACAAAGTTAATAAATTTGTTGTAAAGCATTATTACAAAGTTGAGTTTGCAAGCGAAACAGAAGATGCAAAAACTCAAGAGGGTACAGTATCTTATACCTATTCAGTGTTAACAGGTATTATTTATGCTCTTGAAGATGGTTCATTTATGGAAGAAGTATCATTTGACACAAAGGCTGATGCAGTAGCTTATATTGATACATTGTTTTTAGCAACTGCATCTGATGTTGTAGTAAGTTTAGCAAGTGGTACATATACTGCTTTACAAGCACAAGATGTAACATTAACAACTGCAACAAGTGGAGCAACAATCTACTATACTCAAAATGGTACAACTCCATCTGCAACAAATGGATCTACTTATTCGGCACCGATAGATATATCTGCATCTTGTGGATTAAAAGCAATTGCAATCAAGTCTGGACTTGCTAATTCAACAGTTACAAGCAGAGAGTACATTATTACTGCATAAGTAAATACCTATTAAAAAGGGTGGTTAAAACTGCCCTTTTTTGATATAATGAATTATAAAATCAAAAGGAGAATACAAAAATGAAAGCAAAATATGAAATGATTGAGGTCGATGGCGAAAAATATCCAATTGCCTACAACATGGTAGTATCAAGGGATTTACAAGAAGAATTTGGAAGTTTGTCAAAATGGGGAGAGATTTTTGAAACCATAGAGCGAGATGAAGATGGAAACATTATTGAAGATAAGAAAAACGGAATACAGGTTTACTCGGATGGGGCAGTTCTTAAAAATGAAGATGGCTCAATATTTTTAGCTAGGCAAAAAGAAGTAAGAATATCAGATATGATTAGAACTTTTGCAATAATGCTAAATGAGGGAATTAGACAGTATAACAAAGAGGCAATAAACAAGATGTCTAAATTAGACAATGATGACGTTGCTGAACTATTAGGATATATCAATGGTGGCGAAATCGTTAGAAACCTTGTGTCAAAGTCAAACCCAGAACAAAAAGACGATGGTGGCGAAAAAAACGTACAGACCGAGCAGAGCCTATAGATTTTGCTCGGATATGGTTTATCGGAATGAAAAAATTAGGACTATCCCGAGATGAAGTCGGGGAACTTAATTTTAAACAATTTTTTGAATTATATGAGTGCTACAAAGAAGATTTTGACCTAGAAATGCAAATGACAAAAAAATGCATGACTTACGCAGAATTAAACACAAATACATCTAACCACGGAGCAGAAAGAACAGTTTCGTGGTAAGAAAGGAGTAAAATGGCAAGTCCAATATTAAAAGCAGGCATAGCAATAGATGGAGAGAGAGAATTTAAGAACGCAGTAACAAATATCAATTCAGAAATGCGAGTTCTTGCATCCGAGATGAAAAAAGTTACAACAGAATTTGGCAAAAACGACACTTCGGTAGATGGATTGACATCTAAAAATAAAGTCCTATCCGAGCAAATCGAAACTCAAGCCGAAAAAGTTAAGATTTTAAATGCACAGGTCGAGAAGTCGGCAGATTTACAAAATAAAGCATCTGAAAAAATGCAGAAATACAGAATTGAAGTCGAAAATGCATCTAAAAAGCTAGCAGAAATGAAAGCAGATGTAAATTCTACCGATGAAGAAATTACAAAGCAAGAGCAAGCCTTAAAAGATGTTAATGATCAGTTAGAAAAAAGTCAAACTCAATACGAAAACTCAACAAAGAAATTAAATAACTACAAAATCCAATTGAATAATGCCGAAAGCGACATGAATAAGTTTAATAATGAGGTAAAACAAAACACGGAGTTATTAAATAAAAATGAAACCGAAACCGAACAAGCAAGCGACAAGACAAAAGGATTTAGTACAAATCTAGGTGGACTTACTACAAGTGGAGTTTTAGCAGGTGCATCAGTCGGAGGAGTAGCAGGTGCTATTGCAGGATTAGTTACAAGTGTTGCAACAGGTGGATTACAAATCGGATTACAAGGCATATCTACAATAATGACCGGATTAGCAGATGCAAGTAAAGCTGCTTTAGATGGTTTAGTAAGTTTAATAGACCAATCGGTGGAGTACACAAGTAGCATACAAGATACTGCAGATAAGACAGGTTTGTCCGTCGAGAGTTTACAACAACTTAGATATGTCGCATCTATGAGTGGTATGGATTTTGAAACTTTATCGAGTGCAGCAATCAAGTCTCAAAGAAGTTTTGCAAGTGCAAAAGATGGAAGTGATGAATTAAGAACTGCGTACGATAGATTAGGTATAAATATCGATGACATAAGCAATAGTGGAGATGCATTTGATGCAACATTATCTGCCCTTGCCGATATGGACGATGAAGTTGAGAGAAACGCACTATCTAATGATATTTTTGGAAAATCTTACGCAGAATTAGCACCAATGCTAGATTTAGGAGCTAAGGGAATTGAAGATATGAAGAAAAAGGCTAGTGATTTAGGAATAGTCTTATCGGATAAGGTCATCGCAGATGGAGAAAAATTTGGAGATACACTTGATACATTAAAGCTTGCAGGGTCCGCAGTTGCTCAAAATTTTGTATCGTTTTTAATTCCGTCATTGCAAAAACTCGGAGATGATGGCACAAGTTACATCCAACAGTTTTATGAGGCAATGGAAAACGCAGACGGAGATCCGGAAAAGATGGGTAAAGCCATTAAGGATATGTTAGATACAATATTAACCGATATAGCCGACGGATTGCCAAAAATTGCAGAAAAAGGAGTTGAATTATTAGGAGAGTTTGTCGGTGGTATAACTGATCCTAAATCCAAGACAAAAACAAGTGGTGCAATAAGTAGTATTTTAACAACACTTGGAACAACCATATCTGATAGCTTGCCAATAATTGCAGAATTAGGTGCTTATGTAATCGGTATTATGCTAGATGGTATTACAGGGGTAGACCAACAAAAAGTAAATGATGCAATATCTACAACATTGCAAAAACTAAACACAGGATTAACTGATAACGAGGACGACATAGACCAATTTGTTACTGATTTATTTACAATGTTAGGCACGTTGGTAGACACTCATGCACTAGAAATAAGTGAAATTGGTACAACTCTAATAATGTTATTAATCAAGGGTGCAATTAATGCCCCTGCATCATTTTTTACACCAATAGTTGACAATACAATTGATAGATTAAAAACAATAGTAAACGCATCTGCTCCTATATTGGGCGAAATCGGTGGTAAAATAGCTGCCTCAATCGCAATCGGTATAAAGAATGCAACATCTAATGTAGTTAATAGTGTAGGCGATGCAATTGGTAGCGCTATAGCTACCGCAAAGGGTAAAATTGATGATTTTACTGATATAGGCAAAAATATTGTACGTGGTATCGGTCAAGGAATTATAAACACAAAGGATTGGTTGATAGATAAAATAAAAGAATTATGCAAATCCGTAAATGACACAATCAAAAAAGTATTTGACATAAACAGTCCGTCAAAAGTAACCGCAAAAGACGGAGCAAGTTTGATGGAGGGTATTAGGGTTGGAGCAAGCCGAGAACTAGGAGCTACAAATAACACGATGGCAAATTTAATGGGCAGTGTATCTAATACTATGTCTAGTGCCTTAAATGTGCCAGTAATCCAAGCAAGTGGCAATTTTGGAACGAGTACAACGACATCTAGTGTCGGACAAGGAAGTATTGCAACATCTAGTGTTAATGACCGGCCAATCGTATTAAAAATAGTAGCAGATGGCAAAGAGTTAGCAAGTGCAATCTTCCCAAGTATGTCACAATTATTAGAAGAAGATAGACTTGCAACATTATCATTTGCATAAGGAGACAAAATGGAAGAGTTAAATTTAATTTACAACAATAAAAATACTCTAACAGATTTAGGATTGACTATGGTTGAGAGACCTAGTCAGCCTATTCCGACTAAGAGAGCAACAAAAATTGAAGTACCGGGAAGAGACGGAGAGTTAAATATTTATGACGGAACATACGAACCTATTGAGTTTTCTGTTGAGTTTAATTTTAGAGGATTAAGCAAAGAAGATTTTGACAAAAAGTCAAGAGAAGTAAAACTGTGGTTACTAGATAGTATAAATACTAATTTATGCTTTAGTTTTTTAGATGGATTTTACAAAGTAAATAGATTATCCTTATCCGATATTGAGAGAGTGGATATCAATGGTAGTGGTAAATTTAAGGTAAAATTTATATGTGATCCATTTTTGTATGACAACGTAGGCCAGCAGGTTATTACATTAAACTATTCAGCAAGTACTCAATATCTTGTAAATAATAGCTATAAGTCAAACCCATACATTAAAATTTATGGAAGTGGTACATTGACATTAACCATTAACGGACAAGCAATCGTATTTACATCTGTTACGGATTATATTGAGATTGATACCGATTTAGTGGAGTGTTACAAAGGTACTGTTGCAAAAAATAATACAATGACAGGAAGTTTTCCGATTTTAGAAAATGGTAGCAACTCAATAGCAATGTCTAGTGGAATTACAAAAATCGAAGTAATACCGAGGTGGAAAAGCCTATGATAACATTATATAACGGAAATGAAACAACATTTACGCATAACGGATTAGGGGCATTAAGCAAGTGTATATCGGCTATATCGTCAAGGGAGTTAAACGGACAATGGATATTGACAATTATACATCCATTAGATGGTAATTATAATTTAATACAAGCAGGGCAGATAATAAAAGCACCTACTCCGAGTGGTTA